TGGACCCATGTTAGGACCACCTTCTAGTCCACCATGTATGTTTGCTTTTAATATTAAATCTTTTTCTGCTTCTGTAATGTAAGCTAATTCTGTTGCAGGTTTATCAGGACTTGATTGCCATTTTCTAGGTGCTTGAACCTGTGGTTGTTTACCTAAATAATTGTCAACACCACCTTGAACAATTGGTTTATTATAATTAATTTTTTTATCTATAGCCATTTATCTTCTTCCTCCTGATTGTATGTCTAACCTAAAAGTTCCTAATTTCCAACTACTATCCACCGCAGTGTTAGAAATAGTAAGTGCAACTCCTCTACCTCTTGCTCTAGTGTCAACTTTTTTAGTACTTGTTGTCAAGGTAAATGGACCTAAAGGTGAACTCGCTGCTGCATCATTAGGATAATCTCTAACATCTAATTGAATAATAGCGTTTCCTGTTTGAGAAACAAAATCAGGAATAATTCTACTCACTCTCATAATACTTTCACCATCTCCTCTAAGATCAGCCATATTAGTGGCTGCGCCTTTAACAACTTTTTGGGTAATATCATAATCCCCTGAAGTAATATTGGCTGGTATCGCAGTTGCTGCAGTACCCGCTAGTTGTTGGTTGACTCCAGTTTCATGTTCAAAATAAATTGTAACTCCATCTGTATTCCCTGTAACATCAAAAGAGGCATCCTCTCCCGCATCATATTTAGTTGCATGAGGTAAACCAAAAACTGCAGAATCTGCCCAAGTACTTCTTTGGTAAAGAGCATTAGCATTGGTAAACCAAATAGGTCTTTCTCTTGTTGAATCTAAATAACTATAAGTAACAGATCTATTATTTACATTTGATGTAGACGTTGGATAGAACCATGTAATTTCTCCAAACAAATTATTAATACCACAGTACACTAATTGATTAGAGGTTGTATTTAAATCGTCATAAACGTAATCTTCTACTAAACAATCCATTGATTCTAATCTACCGGTGTATCTAAAGAAACCATTATCAGACATCCAATAAGCAGCACCATCTACTTCAACCGCTGCATTCTTACCTAGTAAGCCACAGTTGGTCCCAACTTGTTCGTAAGCAAATGTGAAAGGTTGTCCTACAAATCTCATAGTAAATAAAGAAGTATCCGTCCAAACATAAATTGCATTTCTACCTAATTTAGATCCCACGATCCGTGATCCGGCGGCCAGTCTTTGTGTACCGGCACTATTAGTTGCTGTTGGTGCATAGTCATTAATATTTTCTTGAGAAGAGAATCTGATAAACATATCATCTTGAGTGGTTGTGTCGCCAATGGTTGTCTCTGTTCCAAAAAATACTAAGTGTCTATCCGGTGTTGATACTAACATGTCACGTGAAGCGGTCGGTGCACCTGAAATAAGTGTTGCTCTAATACTTGTTGCATTAGTTGCATCTGCATCCCACTCGAAGCAGGCACCATTAACAATTAAAGCAATTAAAGTTTGGCCTAAATTGTCCAAGGACCATTGACCGGGGTCTGTTACAGCATCTGTGTTGGCTGCCGGTGATCCCCATCCTGTGTAAGATGAAGTGTTAGTTACTGTCGCACCCGTACTATGTGCTGCTCTCGTTGTTCCTCTTACGGCTCTAACGATTCCAGTTATAGTACTGCCCGCAACTCCTGTATAAGATATTTCTTCAGAACCTACTTGAATATAATTTACACCCGTACTTGGAAGACCTGTAACACTCGCTAATGTAATAGTTGTTCCACTTCCCCCTGTTCCAAAAGCATTATCACTTAGACTACCATTTAATGTAGTTGTAATACTTCCTAAAATATTTCCACCAAATAAAGATATACCCCAACCATAAGCTCCAACTTGTTCTGCTGGGCCTACTGGATAATACCATTGAATTTTAAATGTTCCTGTTGTACTGGCTGAAGAATTACTAGGCATTGTGATTGTGACTTGAGTTGTACTATCAACTGAAGTAATCATAAATTTCTTATCATCAAAATCTGTTGCTGAAAATCCTGTACCGGTGCCTCCAGTAAAAGCAGTCATCAATAAAATATCACCCGCTGTCATTCCTGCTGTAGTGTAAGCTCCTCCTGGAAAAGTAATAGTTACTTCAGGATCACCGCTGGTAAAAGTACAAGTAAAAGCTCCTGATAAAACTCCAAAGTCAGTTTTAATGGGGTGGATGTCATAATAAACTCCACCTGAATAAATGTATAAAATTCTATTAGTTCCAATAGCTGCATACTTAATAGATGCTTTACTAACAAAATGATGTAAGCCTCTAGTAACACCCGTTAGTTTACTTGCACCTAATTGATT